GGGTCGGCGGAACCGCGCTCCTGCCAGACATCGAGGAGATCGTTCATCCCGTCAACTTGGCTCTGGGTCAGTTTGCCCCAAAAGAGGCTCTTACGAACCTCGGCAAAGAACACTTTTCGGTCTAGCTGGATCATTCGACTACCTCTGGTGGAATCACTTCTTGGGTTATTTATACCCTTTCAAGTGATTCTCGGCCAGAGGTAGTCTTGTCACGCCCCGTAGTGGGCGGCCAACATCGTGTGTACGGCGAGGATGTCCGCGTCGGACAGAATGTTCTGGAACGCAAGAACGTCTCCCACATACCCACGCCACGACCGGGACGAGAACCCTTTGTCCCCGAACAGCGTACCCGCCGCCGAGAACGAGGCGTTATTTGTTATGGCGATGCCGCGCTTCACGGAGGGCAGCCACGCCTCTGTCGCTGACAACCCCTTGGGGACTCCGTCGTAGAAGTACGTCATGGCGTGAAAGAAATACGCTTGGCCCGACCGCCCCGTGATCTCGCCGGAACCCCCGATGCCGTCCGAGATCAGACCGTCGAAGTCGTCAAACGTCGTGTCCAGTCCGTCTTTGTACCCGGCGATGGCAATGAGCGTCCTCGCTTCGGGGATGTTCCCAAAGGTGTACTGCGCGTCTACGCTTTGCAGATCGAACACGTCCTCGGAGTTCCACTCCGCCCGATTAGCCACCACGGCCCGCCCCGCGTAGATCGGGGTCGCGTCGTTAGTGGCCCCTGTCGATCCTTTGTTGAGGATTTTCGTGATGTTGCTGGACCCGTCCAATTCAACGCCCCGCGCGGACCACCACCCGAGGGGTGCTTCAACCCCGGCAGGGATAGTGAGGGTTCCGTCGGTATAGGCCCCGCCGCCCGCAGCCCCAGGCCGACGCGAGATCGCGCCGACCGAGGGTAGAAACCATGCTCCAGTTGTCATTTTATGCTGCGTCCACTGCGCCGATTAGGTGGTAAACATCAGAGCCGCGCGGGATCAGTGTGACCGCCGTGTACTGCTCGGAGACCACGAGGATTCCGCCCGCGCTATTGATGGTGACACCCGCGCCCGCTACGAAGGTCAAAGCGCCTGCGCCCGTCACAATGACAGTCACCGGCTCGGTGCCGGTCAGCGTGTTGTTTACTGTGACCGTCTGCGCGCTGGCATTGCTCCGCTCAAGGATCACGTTACCGGCGAGGTCCGCGTCCAAGAGAACCCGGTCCGTAGCGCCGTCCGTGACGAGGGAGATGCCGTTATCGACGACGGTGTTCGCCCAGGCCGAGCCATCGAACCGCAACCAGGCGTCGGTTGCTCGGTTGTAAACATGCCAGCCTTCTTGCGGCGTAACAGGAACCCACGCTGCGCTGTCACGGATGACAATATCGTTTGCGGTACTCGCGCCCCAGGTGCCGGAGGAGATATAGATGTCCCCGTCCGAGGGAGCGCCCGGCTCTGTCGCTTCGATCGACAGGACGTGCGGTTGAACCAGCGCGGACAGCAAACGAAGGTTCGCGTCCATCCCTGGCTTGTAGGTGTCGTCTCCCAGGTCCCAGAAGCCCTCTAGGCCCAGACCGGGTAGTGTGCGTTCGCCAGCCATTATGCTGATCCTCCGTAGTTATTGCCGAAGTTGTAGCCGTAGCCGTTGTTGACGACGGCGGCCCCGCCTGACCCGGCCAGAAGCACCGCAGCCTGGCGGCGGTGACGCCTAACAGCGCGCATTACGGGGCCGTCCCTGGTGCGAGCGCGACGACCGTGTTGGTCTCGTTATGGCGGCAGCGGGCGTAAATCTTGTCCCCAGCCTCCATCGCCTCCATTGTGACCTCGTTGAGTCCCTCTGCGTGTAGTTCCACGCCGTCGAAGGACCCGGTGCCCGGATCGCTCTGCGCGACCTGGATCAACACAGGGCCGTCCGATATTAGCTGGACGAAACCCGTCGTCTGGCCTGTGACGAGGAGGGTCCACCCGGCCTGGGTGATGCTATAGTTCTTAGTGTAACTCATGGTCGATTCCCCTTTTGAGTTAGAGTAGACTTTTCGGTTGATTTTTGCCAGATCATTTTGATTCGGTTCATACCGGCACCTCGCCGCCGTAGGAGAGGCCGTACCCGTAGCCATAGCCGAGATCAGCCGGGCGGGTGTCGAAGAAGCGGCGCGCGCCGTAGACAGAGCGGATGCCGTCACGCTCGGACACGAACTCCACGAAGCCCTTGCCGGTCGGTGTCAGTTCCGCGATCGTGATGGCCCGCGAATTGCCGGTTAGGCCCGTGATCTCGCCGTGGAGCGTGCCGTCCTCGAACAGGATACGCAGCACCGTGGTTTGACCGGCCTCCACCGCCGCGTCCGCGTCGTCCCAGCGCAGAGAAACCTGGTCCTCGGTGGTCCGGTTTCGCGTGTTCCAGGTTGCCACGATCTCCGTGGGGAAAGGTTCCTCTCGGTAGATCGCGCCGTCGAAACCCAGCGAGTCAAGCTGACAGTTCGCAGGACGGAACGGTGCATAGGGCCGGTCGTTGAACGTAGCCGTCAGCGGTTCCGCGCTGCCCGCGTCCAGGGTGCCAAGCTGCGTCACCGGCTGGAGCAGGTACTCGACCGTCTCGCCGGAGTTGCGCTGCGCCGGGTCCAGGTTTGCCACGCTGGGTTGGAAACGCCAGAGCCGCGTTCCGCTGGGCCATTCGCGCGGCACGGTATCCCACATGCCCCGGGCCAGCACCCACTCGGAGGTGGCGGTGTCCAGTTCCTCCAGCATCACCAACTCGGATTCAGCGTCGGTCAAGCCGAGCATAAAGAAGTCACCAGGCCGGGCACCGACACGTGTGATCCCGTCGATGGCCGCGCGCGGGACCCGGGTGACGGCCTCCGCTGCGATGGTGCCGCCCATCCGCCCGGATAGGGTGATGTTGACCGCCCCAATCCGTTCGCTGGTATTGGTGCCGTTGGGCCGCTGCACGGGCGCAGAGACCGCCACGCTGCTCGGGCGAACGCCGTCGTCGTCAGCGAGCAGCAGCACGGGAACAGCCGGGTAGTTCTCATCCCAGGATGTCGGGGTCTCCCCGGCCAGCAGGATAATCGGCAGGGGCACGGTGATCGCCGCCTGGGCCTCCAAGGGCGTCGGAGCCGAGAGCGTATTTGTGGACTCGGACCGCTGCGGCGCGGAGTATTGGGCCTTCTCGATGGAGAAGATGTCCTCTGACACTTCCATCTTGATCGTCCGGTCCGTCGGCTTGCCGTAGTCCACCGCCATCACCCGGACGACGATCTGGTCGATGCCGTCCTCGGCCCAGGAGAAAATGCGGAGGTCCCCGGGCCGGGCGTCCCACTCGGAGCGGTCCGCCTCGATCTGGCAGGAAAACAGCGGATAGCCCGCCTCGGCCACGTCACGTTCGGCCACCGTCTGCGCGATGTTCGGATTGCGGAATCCGTGGTAGTCGCGCGTCTCCGAGACGACACCGCCCTGGATGGCGATGTTCGCCAAGTTCTGCGCGGAGACCGTGCTGGCCTTCTCCGTCTGCGGATCGGTGTAGCTGACCACAATCTCGTTGATGGTCTCGCCCCACAAACGCCGTTTCCGGTTGGTGGCGATGCAGTTGGTCTCGTCGAGCGTCTTTAGGGACCCCACGTCGTAGTCGTCGCGGAGCAGTTTGAAATCCCAAAGCCCGAGCGCGGGGTCGAGGTACAGAAACGCTTGGATATGGTCAAGAACATCCGCGACGAAATCCTCGATCTCGGACTGCTGGAACCAGCCGATCGACATGCCCATGCGCTCGTTATACAGAACCTCGGCAGCGGCGTTGAAGGCCGCCGTGTTCATCAGTTCGACAGGCGTGCCCTTGCCCCACTCCGCGTTCGTCATCGCCTCGTAGATGATGTGCGCGGGATTGGCATCCGGGAGCGGCCCGAGGGTCTGGTCAGGCAGACACCAGTGCGCGGAATAGCCCTGCCGCAGCACGCGGTACTCGGCAAAGCGCGCGTCGAGAGTGTAGCCCACCTTATCGACGTAGCCCATGCGGAACTGCACGAACCGCGCTCCGGGCGGCACTTTTACCGTTGCGACTTCGAGGTCGATCTCAAGGATGCCTGGGAGGGAAAAGACGGTGGTGTGCGGTTCGTTCACATAATCCACCGGGAAATTGGTCTGCGGGTCGTTGTCCGGGTGCGTCGGTTCGACCGTGTAGAAGTTGATGAACGAGGGGGTGTCTACCTCAGTATCGTTTTCGAGCGCGGCGATGTTCTGGCCGCCTTCACCCAACACGAGTACCTGCACAACGCGCGCGCCGCCTGCGTCGATTTCCGCTTGGGTGAACCCGAGTTGGTACAGATCGACCACGCTGCCCAGGTTCCAGGGGTAGAGGGGCTGTACGGTCACGCCTCCCGACCCTGCTTGCCGGAACTCCCCGGTGGGCACGATAAATGCCTCCGGCTCCACGCCCGCCACCGGAAGGGGCACGCCGATCGCAACGGTGAATGTGCCCTCGGCTGAGACGCGGTAGCTGCCCGGCGCGTCGTAGCTGGCCGCGATCTGGACGTAGCGGGCACCTGCGGGCGCTGTGAGTTGTGCGATCCCGCTTTGGGCCGTGCCTTGGAATCCGTCGCGTGTCGTGTCGTCGAGAGTTACTGCGACGGAGAGGGACACATCCAACTCCTCGCCGGTCGTGGGGGCGATCTCCGAACCGGGAGTCTGGTCCCAGGTCGTCGGGAGGTCGCTGTAAAACCGGACGCTGGTGGTCGCGGTGCCCGCGCCCCCGGTCTGCTGGTCCCAGGATCGCAGTGTCACGTACCAATCCACCGCCAGGAGGACTTCTCCGGCGTCGATCTGCCCTTGGGTGGCCCCCTGGTCTAGGAGGTCGATGATGGTGCCTGGCGCTGTCAGGTCCACCCCCGCGCCGTTGTCATCGCGGATCACGCCGAGCGTTTGCGGTTGCGTGTCAGACACCTCCTCGGTGACGCTGCCGAAAGTAGCGCCAAGAGGCCAGATCGCCCGGTAAGGGTCGTCGAGCGCCCCCGGCAGGCGCGTCAAGTTCGCCTTCATATCGGGCAGGTACGGGTTGTTCGACTGCCATTTCCACCCGATTTGCGCGGTCGGGTATCCGTTCGGTGGGGTCGATCCGAGACGACGCTTGGTGGCGGAGTCCGGGAGGCCGTCCCCGAGAGCCGCGACCGTGGCCGCCTCCGAGACCGAGTCCCGGAGGCCCCGGAAAAACAGGTGGCAGATGTTGCGATAGCCGGGCATCTGGCCGACCGTGGTTCCGCCGCGCGCCGCCAGTTCCGCCGAGGCGTACTGATCCGGCGTCCCCATATAGACCTCCAGGGTCCCCTCGACGCCGCCCTCTGCGTCGTCACCGCCGAACAACTCCGGCAGGTAAATCTCATAGTCGGTCCGGCGGTCTACCAGATCGCAGAGGATTTGCTTGTCTTTGATCCAGACCTTGTTGAGGTGGTCAATAGGACCGTGGCAGAAACCATAGTCGAGGCCGTAGTGGTAGTCATATACCGGGCGTGATCCGCCTTTTTTACCCATTTTTCTCGCTCCTCGTAATTGCGATTCGAACGGCCCGCTGGACGCTCACGTCGTTGATGTCCTCGACCTGCTCAAGCGGGACGCCCTCGCGGACCAGTTGCCGGAAGTCTACGCCGTGCAGCTTGCACGCATCTTTGACCCCCGGATTGATGCAAAACCCCGCGTCACGGCAGTCTTGGATTGTCAATTTCCGGGTCATTTTTTGCCCCCCGAACTTACTTCCCGGGTGATCACTTCCTTGTCGAACTCCCCGAGAAGGTTGGCGGACTCAACAGTCATCGAGCCGAAGATCACCGGGATCGGCTTGCCGGACTCCGCTGTCTGGCGCTCCTGTTCCTCTACCGCCGGGGGTTTCGGCCCCTTGGGCTTGGGCATGAGGAGGTATCCTGCGACGTTGAGGACGATCCCGATCAGGAGTTGCGTGAGAAAAGGTAGGGCCATGCCGTTCTCCTACGTGTGGTTGTTCTTGCCGACGGGATTCGCCAGCGGGATCAAGTGGTGTCCGCCGTAGTTCACCGCGTTGTTGTGCAGCGTCCGGCAGCCCGTGACCGTGTGGGGGCAGCCCAGAAACACGTCGATCGGGTCGTTATCGACAAAGCCACGCGGCACGGCGTTGAGGACCACGGTTGTCGCGTCAACGATCCGGTAGATCGTGCGGTACTCCCGGCCCTCGGGGCCATCCCATTCGACCAGGCCGCCGATGTAGTTGATCGGGTCGATCGCGCCGTTCCAGCCGGACGCAAAGGTCATCTGGTTCGCAGAAGCAGTGGCGGTGGTGGTTGTCCGAGCCGCGTCTTTGTCCGCGCCGCAGCGGGTGCTGTATAGCGCCAGGGGGCACGACCATTGGAAGTGCAGCCGCAGCCCGACGCGCTTCATCCCCGCTTGGGAGGAGTCACAGGTCAGGTCGGCGTTCGCGCCATTGCGTCGGCTCTCCAGGACTCGACCAACCCAAACCACGGGGAACTGCTCCCCGGCCAGGAACTCGGCGGGATCGTCCGGGTTCGGCTGGTGGCCCTGGCGAACGGTGGCCGTGACGATACGGCCCGGGGGGAATACGCGGAACAGTTCCGCGATCTCCGCGTAGAGCGGGACCTGGATCGTGATCTCATCGGATTCACCCCGGCCCTTGGTCTTGATCTTGTCCCGGTTCGTCGGCGTAGGCGTGTAGACAATCGCGTTGTGCGTGATCTCGGTGTCCGCGTTCGTGTAGGCATAGTGCTGCCCTGCGCCCTCGCCGTAGATGAACTGGTAGAGTTCAACCGGCTGGCCGCGTTGGGTGCTGTTTTCGTATTCTGTGATCGCCATTTCTTATGCTCCCGCTGGTGCGAACAGGCTGCGGATCGGCAGCGAGATTTCGCAAACCGTGTCGGTGAGCCAGCGGACATCGAGAACGTCGCTGTCGAACCGGCAGTTGGGCAGCCAGTAGATTGTGGTGTCCGGTGTGATGCTCTCG